AGGCTGGGGCACTGCGCTGAAGCCTGCCTCTGAACATTGGATACTGGTGCGTAAGCCGTGCTCGGAGAAGACCGTCGCCGCGAACGTCCTCAAGTGGGGGACGGGGGCGATTAATGTGGATGGGTGTCGGGTTGGCCAGCCAGCTGCGTCAATGACGTCTGGTGGGGCTAAAAGGTCTGGCGGAATCCTTGGGCCAAGCTCGCCGAGAAACGGTTGGCAGAACTCAGCAACTGGTCGATTCCCCGCCAATCTCGTCTTAGACGAAGACGCGGCGAAAATGTTGGATAAGCAGAGCGGTTTCAGCAAGACTCCGACGTCTGTAAGCCGCAACGCGCGCAAGGATACAGGTAAGTTCGGCGATTACGGAGCAGTGACAACGCAATGCGCGGGTGACTCAGGCGGCGCCTCCCGATTTTTCTATGTTGCGAAGGCGAGTAAGTCGGATAGGGGCGCGGACAATAGGCACCCCACGGTCAAATCCACCGAACTCATGTCTTACCTCACTCGCCTTGTGACTCCCCCAGGTGGCACAGTGCTGGACCCATTCATGGGTTCGGGATCGACAGGTGTTGCGGCTAGAACTGAGGGTATGAAGTTTGTCGGCATTGAACAGGACGCGGGCTACGCTGCAGTCGCAGCGCACCGTTGTGGGTACTCGGACCAGTGAAACGGTCCTTAAAAATCACTTTTATGGTTTCAATCCAGTGGAGAAGAACAGTAATCCGATTTGCGTGGGCTGTGGGGGACCCTGGCCTAGAATGGGTGTCCTTCAGACAGCTCCACTTCACGAAACAGAGGCTCTGATGACCGGCGAAGAGTTTATGGAGTTCCACAAAGCCGCGTGCGAGAAGATGCACGCTATTTGCAAAGCGAAGAATGCCGACTACGCAGGTCAGAAAGGTGGCGCCGATGCCTTTGCGAACTTCCGCATGGTTGAACTCTATGGTGTCGCCTCTGTTGAGCAAGGGCTCTTTACGCGAATGTCTGATAAGTTCGCACGTATCGCCACCTTTCTGCAAAGAGGCGATCTAGAAGTCAAAGACGAGTCTGTTCAGGACACGCTTTTAGATTTTGCAAATTACTGCCTGCTCACGGCTGCGTACCTTTCTAGTAAGCGCAAAGAGGCAGGCGTCATTGGGTGAAGCCGCGCGACAGCTAGAGACGATAGTTGTGGCACCTCAGGAAGGGCCACAAACTGCGTTTTTAACTACGCCGGCTGATATTGCGATTTACGGAGGTGCTGCCGGTGGTGGAAAGTCCTACGGCCTTCTACTGGAACCTCTCCGGCATTTTAATAACTCTCGATTTGGCGCCGTCATCTTTCGCCGTAACTCTACCCAGGTCCGCAACGAAGGCGGACTTTGGGACGAGAGCATTAGCCTTTATGGCGGGCTTGGGGCTCACCCACGTGAGGCGCAACTGGAATGGGTCTTTCCAAGTGGCATGCGAGTTAAATTCGCGCATCTTGAGTATGACCGAAGCGTATTTGATTGGCAGGGCTCTCAGATTCCGTTTATCGCTTTCGATGAACTGACGCACTTCAGCGAGAAGCAATTTTTTTACATGCTCTCTCGTAACCGCTCTACCTCAGGCGTTCCCGGCTACGTAAGAGCTACGTGTAACCCTGACGTTGATAGCTGGGTCAGGAAGTTCATTGATTGGTGGGTTGATGGCGAAGGCTACCCCATCCGCGAATTGGCCGGTGTGCTTCGGTGGTTTATCCGCCAAGGCGATAACTTCATATGGGGCGATTCACGTGAAGAGCTGATTAAAAACTACGGTGCTGAACAACTGCCGAAGTCTCTGACGTTCATCCCATCGAACGTGCATGATAATAAAATCTTGCTCGAAAAAGACCCGAGCTATCTCTCTAACTTGAGAGCACTCTCCCGCGTAGACCGTTTGCGTCTTGAGGGCGGCAACTGGAACGTCAGAGCTACGGCTGGCTCTATGTTCCGTTCTGAGTGGTTCCCGGTTATAGATGCTATCCCCGCTGGCCATATTGCAGCTGTGCGTTTTTGGGACCGTGCGGCTACAAAGCCGTCGTCTGAAAATCCAGACCCGGACTGGACACGGGGCCTTAGGCTTTTAAAATATGCTGACGGCACGTTTGTAGTGGCCGATTTAAAATCAGACCGCGAAACGCCTGGTAAGATTGAAACCATGGTCAAGAACGTAGCGTCTTTTGACGGCTACACCACCCGCATTAAGAGCCAGCAAGACCCTGGCTCTGCTGGTGTGGCTGAAGCTGAACATTTCGTCCGTATGCTCCAGGGCTATGACGTCCGTACTGAAACCATGGCTAAAGACAAAATCACCCGGGCAAAGCCTGTTTCTGCCCAATGCGAAGCTGGAAACATTCGGGTTTTGCGGGCGCCTTGGAACAAAGATTTCTTTTCTGAAGTTGAGAACTTCCCCGAAGGCTCACATGACGATATTGTTGACGTGCTTTCAGGTGCATTCAATGAACTGTGCAGCGAGGGTGGTGGCATCCTTGACGCGCTTTAGGAGTTTACAAAATGCCTCGTAAACGTAAGGGCGCTGTTGGAGGGGAAGTGGTCACCACCAATTCCGCCGTACAGAACGGGCTGGCGGACCTGTGTGTCAATCCTGGTGTGGGCATCGGGGGTGGTATTAACCCCGCATCACCTTACGGGCAGGCCAACCCTTGGGCGCCACAGATTTCAAGCGTCAACACGCTCGAAAGTAATCTCAGGTACTACCTGGTCTCTAACTTCAGGCAGATGCTTTCTGAGGCTTACGTAGAGATCGGGTTGGTGTCTGCTATCTGCGACATTCCCGTGGACGACGGCTTGCGCGGGGGCGTCGAGCTGAAGTCAAAGCAGCTTAATGAAGAACAGATTGCTGAGCTGACCCTCTCCTTAGACCGTGACGATGACCTTACCACGGCGGGCCAAGCAGCTAAGTGGAGTCGTCTCTTTGGTGGCGCGGGTATCCTGATTCTCACGGACCAAGACCCCGAAGAGCCTTTTGACCTTAATGGTCTTGGTCCTGATGACGCGCTTGAGTTCAGAGCCGTCGATATGTGGGAACTCTTTTGGGATAAGCAGAATACCGAAGGCTATGACCCTACCATTCAGTCTGAGACTTTTTCCCACTACAGCTATTACGGCGAGAGAATCCATAAGAGCCGAGTCATGCGGCTCAAGGGCATAGTCGCGCCGTCGTTTGTCCGGCCAAGACTGCGTGGCTGGGGCGTCAGTGTGGTGGAAATCCTGGTGCGTTCTATCAACCAGTATTTGAAAGCTACTGATTTGGGCTTTGAAGTGCTGGACGAATTCAAAATAGACGTTTATAAAATAAAGAACCTGACCAACACATTGATGAGCCCGATTGGCACCCAAAAGGTGCAAGAGCGGATGCGACTTGCTAACTGGCTTAAAAACTACCAGAACGCAATTATCATGGACGCCGAGGACGACTTTGACCACAAACAGCTTTCCTTTGCTGGTCTTGCCGAAGCCATGGCCGGCATTCGTCAGCAAGTCGCTTCAGATATGCGTATGCCTATGCTTAAGCTGTTTGGTACGCCTGCCCAAGGTCTCAACGCCAGCGACGAAGAGAGCCTTGAAGTTTACAATTCGATGGTTGAGAGCCAGGTCAGAAATAAGCTCAAGTATGACATCCTAAGAATCTGCGAAATCAAATGCCAAAAGCTCTTTGGCTTTGTCCCTGATGACCTTTCCCTTGCTTTTAAACCGCTACGCATTCTCTCCGCAGTCAATGAAGAGAACGTCAAAACCCAGAAGTTCCAGCGCCTGATTCAGGCTAAATCAGCCGGTGAACTCACCACCGAAGAGTTCCGTGACGCCTGCAACAAAGGCGCCCTCATGGACGTTTTGCTAGATACGTCTAACGCGGTACTAGACGACATTGCTGATGAAGCCGCTGAGAAGGCCGATACTGGCGCCGATACTGACACTGATGACCCGGGCGCTAACCGCACTGACTCTGCTAGGCCCAAAGCCACCAGTAAGGGCGGCGCCAGTCAAGAGCCAACAGACAAAAAGAAATTGAAAAACGATAAGTGGGAAGAATCAAAACACCCCCGTGACGATGACGGGCAGTTTACGGTCCACCACAGTTCGTACGAAGAATTCGCGTCTAAAGATATTAAGCCCTCCCAGGGCGGCTATTTCGGTGCGGGGTTTTACGTCCATAAAGACAAGGAGGCAACGTATCAGTACGGTAGTAACACCCACACGTACAAGTTGCCTCGCAAGCCAGTGTTTGATTTAAGTGGGGACAAACTGAAGCCAGAAGCTATTAAGGTTTTCAAAGAAATGGGTTTAGACACTGAGGAAATCACGAAACCGTCTCAGTTTCAGAAGCCGCTCCAGAAGGTCATAAGTGAAATCAGAAAGAAATTTCCGAGGGAAGAAACTATCGGTACCGGTGCAATGGAGAAGATTCGTAGCTTTTTAAAAGAGAAGGGCTTCATCGGTATCCAGTTCTCCCACAACGATACTGACGAGAATATGGTCATCTTCGATAAAAAAGACCTACAGCCCGACGGCGCTGGGGAAGAGAAAAAGAAAAACGCGCCCCTACTTTTCGCCTTCAAGCCGTGGACACGTATTGAGAGAGCCAAGCGCACCTTGAACTCCGGGGCTTTTGACAAAGCCAGCTACGAAGCTGACGGCGGGGATGCGTGGATCGATCCCAGACGGTCAGAGTTTTTCGAAGACCCCCGGAACGTCGATGAAGCCCTTTGGGCACGAGGCAAAGAAGCTTCGCGCAAGGCCCTTGGTGTTGTTAAGTGGCAATTTGCCGTCTGGTGGTACAAGAAGCAGGGTGGTCATTTCGCATGAGCAGTAGCAGAAATTTAGTCATCCAAAGACGGCTGACAGTCGCGCAAACCCGAAACGGTATTACGTGGCAAGCATGGTACCAACGTTTCGCGGGTATCGCGGAATTCAACGGGCTCAAGCTTTTCCACCGTGATTCGTACTTTGAGTATTTTGACGATGGTGACAGCCCGGAAGACGCCGTGGGGATAGAATTAGAGCGTTGCCGTCAGCAGCCCCAATGCCCGGAAGGGAGGGTTCAATGACGAGCAAATTTGATTATGTTCGCTACGATAAAGAGTCTAACGAGCTTCAATCAGCAGCCAAAGAGCTGGTTATAGAACTGGACGCGTTTATTGAGCAGAAGCTTGGCAAGGGGCGCTACCAGGCTCTCGCTGTGACAGACCTTGAGAAATGCTATGCGTGGATTGGCAAAGCAATTCGTGACCGGCAAATTTATTTAAACGGTACTGTGCCTCTTCAAGAGGAAAGGACAAACTCATGAGTGGAGTAATTAACTGGTCCCCGGGTGTGACTCTTGAAGCGGTTGAGCAGCAGGTTATCGTGCGAGCGTTTCAGCATTTCCAAAAGAACAAGACAGTGACGGCCAACGCTCTGGGTATTTCAATTCGCACACTAGACAGCAAGCTAGAGCGCTATGAACAAGAACAAAGAACGGAGACCGAAAACCGTGGAAGAGACCAAGAAGCCAGAGACCGCCACCTTGCCCGTGCCAGAGGAATCACCACCGGCCAAAGTGCTGCAGTTCGCACGACGGCAGCAGAAGCACCGTCCAATAGCGCAAATCCCCAAGCCGGGCTTCGCGTGGAACCCGCTGTGGTCGCTTCCGCCGAACATGCTGTGTCCCTGCCTGAGCGGGGTGAAGTTCAAGAGATGTTGCCGCCCAAGGCTGCCCAGGGTGGTAACAGAGGACGTCGCTAAGGGCTTCAAAGCGCAAATAGCCATGCCCGACTTGGTGTTTCAAACACCCCACAATGCCGAGAAGATCGCTGCTAAGATCGCTCAGCAAACAAAAGCGATGAACAGTAGCAGTGAGGGGATGAAAGTTTGAGCCGCTTAAAGATAGTGTCTCTAGCAGCGTTCTTAGTTAGCCTAGTCGCCCTTTCCCTGTATCTCTACTCGCAGCGTGGCCAACCCAAATCTGAGTCTGGCCCTATGGGTGGCGTAGCCATTAGGACTATGCCCCCTTGGTTTCTTCAGATTCAGAACCAGCGCACGGGAGAGGTTAAGTCGGAGTTGCGTGCCTGGAAGTTTTCCGAAGAAGGTGTCACTTGTTTCATTTTTGTTCAGTCAATGGGCGAGTCTTTAGCTGATGGCGCACGAGTCCCAACCGCTTCTTGCTTACCCACGTGGATAATTTTCTAAATGCCGACTCTCAAGCCGATTGTTGAATCAACGGCTGACTACGAAAAGATTGAAACAGAAATTAGGCTTGCTTTCCTGCGGCAGCTCTACCGGCCGCTTTTAAAAGCCTTCTCTCTTTCAAAAACATCACTCCAGAACGCCAAAAAGAGTGCGCTGATTACCGCGCTTGAAAGCGGCAAGGTATGGGTTGAGACAGGGCGCCCGTATAAAGCCAGGATTGAGCGCGCTGCATTCTACGGTGAGTTCAATGCTGAGATTTCCAAAGAGCTGAAAGCGATGGGCGCTAAGTGGAACAATCACATTAGCGGTTTCTACCTCCCATTGGACCAGGTCACTCCGGAAATACACGCTGAGTGGCAAGCAGCGACGTCGCGAAGCATTCAGGCTTTCAAAGCCGCTGCCGACCTGATGACGCAAAATCTGCCGGCAGAAATTACGGGGTCTATCAAGGTCACCCACTTCTTTGAGTCCGCGCTCAAGAC